TTATCTTCGTGCTCAGGAAGTATTAAATGAAGCAGAGCATAAAATAAGTTATGTTGCTTCGGAGAAGCGGCGTTAGCCGTTAACTAATAGAGTTGACGAGCATTGTGACAACTTCAAGTGTTTTAACACCGAGGATGGTGATTACAACAATTTCAAAACCAGTCATAGTAGTGTCCTCCGATAAGGATTAGAATGGTGCGTCAGCGGTTACTGGCGCGAAGGTTGGTGCAGTTACAGGCATGGCACCGTTAGTAAGGTCGGTGAAGCCAGCGCTTTGCTGTGGAGCTTCGACGTATTTAGCAACTTGGATATCAGTCAGAGAGCTGGTGATACCTTCGCCGTTTGTACGTGACCAGTACATTTGATAGACAACGACGTTGCCAATGCTGCCATTGCCGATATTAGATGCACGTTCTTCTGACATGCGCTCGGCGTTAGCTTCGTAGACATTGGGTTGACCGTTGTCAGAGCCGTCGTTTTTCTTAGCATTGCGCTTAAGAGATACAACGTATTTGGTGAACTCAGTAGCATCTGAAGGAAAGATAGAAGATGCTTTAACTTCTTTGAGATCGCCATTTGTTTTAACAGCAAACCACTTATCATCTTTGTTAATATACTTTTCAGTTTTAACTTTAAGATGATTAGCTTTCCATTCGTCAGCTGTTGAAGGATCTGCAGTAGCGATTTGGAGTTCGTACTGCAGTTTATCGAATGGTGCAACAGGTTTCATAAGATTCTGTGCATAGTTAAGTTCAACATTGTCCATACGATATTCACGAGATTTAAAATCTTTTAGAGACATTTTAGGATTCCTTTAGGATAAGTTTAGGTAATTAAGGGAGATGATATGTTCGACTCAGGGCAAGCCCTAGTAGCACGGGTATCAGGCCGTCGCTTTAATCATTGGAGAGGAAGCGTTAGCTTCCCCTTAGTTATGTTATCTACGCCAGATGATTTGAACGGTGCCATCTGGGAACACGCGATAGATATATTCAGTCATTGAGCATAACCTTTGCTGTTGAAAGACACCACCAGATAATAAAGATACTGGTGATAAGAAAAATGGAATTGAATAGTATCATGAGATTAGCTTTCGGATGGAGGTTGGTTGGGGGTTTTGGAGGTTCAACAATAAAAATATATATATAGTTTGAGATCTATATATATATTTTAGGTGTTAGAATAGTTTTTGTATAAAAGGATGTTTATGAAGATAAGATTGGAAGAAGTGTTCGGCGATGTTGTAGGAATTTGGAGATTGTGAGTATTGGGAGAGTGTTTGAATTAGGTCCCATGGGTCGTCGTTAGGTGAGATGGTTAATGGAGCAGTGTTGGGATGAGTGATATTGTCGATGAGTTGGAGGATATTGGTCTCGGTTATTTGAAAGAAGTTTTTAGTGTCGGTGAAGATGTGGTTAGGAATGTGATGCATGATATGAGTCTCGCTTTATGAAGTTAGAGATTGATATTAGTATCTTTGAGAAGGAAGCGTTAGCTTCCTGTTAGTATAGGATTAGATGCTTAGAGAATATATGAGATAGGTTGTATAGAGATTGTATGGGTAGTGTGAGTAGCTAGGAGAGTTTAGGGTAGCCCTTAGGTTACTTTAAGTATATATAAGGTGTGGTACTTCAAGTAAAGTACGGTGTGAATATAAGTAGCTGTTAGGGATAAGAAGAAGGCTTAGAGAAAGTGTAGATAGACACTTTGGGTATTTAGGGGGTATAGAAATTATATAGGGTATACTATATATATTAAGATTAATCTACCCTACCCTCAGACTCCCCTACACCTAACTTTATCTTACAGACCTTAGTTCCTATACTTATACTACATATAGACTCTTATAGATATTATAGTATACATATAGTATAGGTTATCCCCCCTCTTTAAGGGGACATTTAAACTTAGTAGGGCTACTAGAAGTTATGGGTCTATAGTAGTTAATTTAAAAAATATAAAGATAATTTAAACGTCTCCTTAAAGTAAATTTAGTTGAGGACACAGCTATGACAGATAAGAAACAACTTCTAAAGCTATTAGAAGAAAAGCAAAAGCGGCAGAAGTTAAAGACTTATGAGCATGACTTCACGTCTTTTGCTAAAGATAATATTAAGATTATTACTAAGGATGCTAGAGCTGGCTTTGTTGATTTTGATTTTAATGCATGTCAAAATGAAATTACTAAAGCCCTTGATAAGCAGCTTGCTGAAACCGGGAAGGTTCGCGCTATTATCTTGAAAGCTCGGCAACAGGGCATATCAACCTACTGTGCTGGTCGAGTATTCTGGAAGACATACTTTACACCTCATGCACGTTCTGTTGTTATGGCGCATGATAGTGCGACTTCAGATGCCCTGTTTAATATGAGCAGGAATATTATTAGGAATATGAATCCTGCGTATAGACCTAATGAGGTAAAGTCAAATGCTAAAGAGATTGTTATCTCGGCTCCGCATTTCCCTAAAGATGCATATGGTGAAAGGCCAGTTGGTTCTTATAGACTGTATACAGCCGGATCACCGGAAGCGGGACGTGGAACTACACCAACTATTGCACATCTCTCAGAGGTCGCTTTCTGGACGCATGATGAGAAGATATTGGCGGGTTTGTTTCAGGGTATCTCTGAGGCTCCAGGCACAGAAGTTATTATTGAGTCAACAGCTAACGGAGCTCAAGGTGAGTTCTATAGATTGTGGAAGGGTGCTGTAGCAGGCGAGAATGAATACCTTCCTTTGTTTCTTCCATGGTTTTCAACCCCAGAATACTGGAGAGAACCACCGGAAAACTTTGAACGATCTTCGGAAGAGGATCTACTGGTAGAACAGTTTGACCTAAATGATGGTCAACTCTACTGGCGTCGGTTGAAGATTGCTGAAGGTGGGGAACTTAAATTCCGCCAGGAATACCCAGCAACTCCTGATGAAGCTTTTATTACTGCAGGTTCTTCTGTGTTTGATCCGGAGAAGACGGCTAGACTAGTACCTGTAGAACCAGATAGAAGAATGAATTTTGATTTTATGTCGTCATCTTGGGAACCTTCTAAGGAAGGAAACCTCCACTTATGGGGTTACCCGGATTGGGATAGTAATTATATTGTTGCTGCTGACGTAGCCCTAGGGGTTGGTCAAGATTATTCGACCGCAGTAGTTTTAGATATAAATAGAAAAGTAATTGCTTTGTATCGTGATAACCGAATAGATCCTAGTAAGTTTGGTGATCTTCTGTTTTATCTTGGTAGATACTTTAATAATGCGTTGCTAATCGTTGAGAGTAATTCTATGGGCGTCGCCACGCTATCTCGATTATCTCAAATGAATTATGTGAATCTATATAAGCAAACAAAGATCTCTTCAATTTCAAAAGAAGAAGGTCAGGTGCCTGGGTTCAGAACAACACAAGTAACAAAGCCACATATTATTGGTAACTTAAAGAATGCAGTTGAAAACGATGATATTTGGATTGCATCAAAAGTAATGATACAAGAATTAAAAGATTATATTAGTACAGACTCAGGTCGTACAGAGGCAGCACCTGGTTGTCATGATGATACAGTAATGGCTACAGCTATTGCACTCGAAGCACTACGTACACATTATGATAAACTAACAATGAACAAAGTGCCATGGTCACAGCGCGCTTCTACGTTTTCGTATGAAGATGAAACTGCATGGTTCTAGAGTTCCCGTGTCCTCACTACCCCGGCGGAGGTAGGGGAAGCATCCGCCAACTTATTTAAGGATCGATACATGGACCAAAACAAAAAGATAATAATTCCTTATCCAGCTGGACCACGTTATAAGAAAAGAAATAAACACTATAAAACTCCAGTTAAGAAAATAGGGGAACTAGACCATGGGTACTTTCAATCGGTTATTAAGCGCAACATTTCATCCACCGCGTAAGTGGGTATTAGTAGAAGATCTATCATATCAGTGCGATCAATTAACCACTGAAGAAACCTCAGTGCTTAAAACTGTTGGGGTTGTCATTACAGATGAAGGTACTGTTACCGTACCGATTGAATTTGAAACAGATATGGCATCTGTACCTAGGGCTTGCTGGGCATTTATTGCGCCATTTGATGTAGCTCGGGCAGCTGTTATTCACGATCTGTTATACAAAACAATTCGACAGTATCGTTGGAAAAAACAATCTCATTTGTTTAATAGTGAAGATCCTACTAAAATTAAAGCTGCTAAGGCTGCTGCTGATAAAATCTTTTTGTATGCTATGAAAGATGCGGAGCCTGCGGTTCCTACATGGAAAATTAAAGCTGCATATTATGCTGTTCGCTTATTTGGTAATAGTTCGATTATACCTGCGGAGGATAATATCTAATGTGGTTTTGGCTTCTTTCAAATATAGGTGGTGCATTATTAGGTGCAGCAACTGTCAGTTGGTTTAAAGATACTAAGGCAGGAATATATTGTTATAAGAAGTTTGAGGCATATGCTAATTGGTTAAATAAAAAATATGGCTTAGATATTTTAGATAAGCAGGAGAAAGAACATGACAGTTGAAAAAGCAGGTGAGCGGTTTTCAGGATATAATAAACCCAAGCGCACTCCAGGCCACCCTACTAAATCACATGCCGTGCTTGCACGATCAGGTGGTAAAGAAAAGCTTGTAAGATTTGGACAGCAAGGTGTTACCGGTGCTGGAAAGAATCCAAAGACTGCAAAGGATAAAGCTCGTAAGAAATCCTATTACGCCCGTCATAATGCACAAGGTGCGCCAGCCGGTCCGCTTTCAGCAAAATACTGGAGCCATAAAGTTAAATGGTAGAGTGTAAATGCGGAAGTAAACCTGGGGATTTATTTTCGCCGCAGGAAATTGAGCTTATTGAATTAACCAAAGAATCTAATAAGTGGCGTAGTAAAGCGCTAATGCGTGAGAATCGTATAAACGAATTAGAAGCTGAAGTACGCAGGATGAAAGGGCAGGGGTATGAATAGATGGCAGTTAATGAAGCAGGAAACTATACAAAACCAACAATGCGAAAGCGGCTGTTTGAAAAAATTAAAGCTAGTAATAAGGGCGGTCGACCAGGCCAATGGTCGGCTCGTAAAGCTCAGATGCTTGCTAAACAATATAAAGAAAACGGTGGAGGCTACAGAGACTAATGGCAAAGAAGCCTTCTCAAAAGAGCCTGAACAAATGGACCTCGGAGAAATGGCGAACCCGAAGTGGTAAGCCTTCTACACAAGGACCATTAGCTACTGGCGAAAGATATATGCCATCGTCGGCAGTTAAAGCACTGTCGCCGAGCGAACATGCTGCAACAACTAGGGCAAAGCGTAAAGATATGAAAGCTGGTAAGCAACATAGCAAGCAACCTAAAAAGATTGCAGATAAAGTTAAAAGACACAGATAGGTAACCCAGGAGCGGTATATGTCTAGATTTATTGAGTCTATTAAAGACCAACAGAAAGAACCTAAGAAACCCCAGGCAGAATTGCCTAAGCCAGGCGCTTACTCTTCTAAGGATTTAGAAAAAGTAAAGATGCCGTTTCTACAAAACCCTGGAGGAAGCTGATATGGCAACTGAAGGTTATAAAGAAGCGGTGACCGATGAACAGCTTATTGCGCTTATTGATAGTGGAGTACAAAACTCTACAGGCGATTGGCTTAATTCATCTGATCTTGCTCGAGAGCGACTAAAGGCAACCTATGAGTTTGCCGGGGTACCCGCAGGACATCTTGCTCCGCAAGGTGTTTCAACAATTGTAGATACATCAACTACAGAGGTTGTTGAGGCTTATACTGCAGTTCTATCTGATTTGTTTTTAAGTAATCAAAAGCTAGCACGTTTTATACCATATGAGAATTCTCCTGGTGGATTTAAAGCCGCTAAGGATGCCTCAGCTTTGGTGAACTACTGTATTTTCAAACGCAATAATGGTTGGGAACTTATCCAGTCATGGATGAAGTCCTCTTTGTTATGGAAGAATTCAGTTTGCCGTTGGGGTTATATCGAAGATTACGAATATGTATTCGAAGAGTATGCTGAGATTAGTCAGACAAAGTTAGATGAAATTCTATCTGCTGATGATATGGAAATTGTTGGTGATCTTCAATTTGAAAATAAAACTGTCGGTGGTGATACCGCTGAGTTTGGTCCTGAAGTCGAGCTTGTCTATATTGATGTACGCGTTCGTAAGAAGGTAAATAATTCCCGAGTTAAACTTGAATTGATTCCACCGGAAAACTTTAGAATTTCTAGAGACGCAATTACAATTGATGATGCAGCCTTTGTTGGTATTCAAACCGACATGACACGATCTGAGATTCGTAAGTATTGGCCGGAAGCTTCGGAAAATATTATTGCTTGGGATGAGCTTGATGAAGATGCAAGCTGGATGGGAACTTTAAAATACTCACAAGACGTAGCAGCACGCAAACTTGTTACTGGACAAGAGTATTATCAAGGTTCTAATCAGCAAACTGTCTTCCCTCTTGAAGCTAATCGTGAAGTAACTGTTACAGAATGTTGGATGCGTATCGACCGTGATGGTGATGGTATTGCAGAACTAAAACATTTTATTACTGTAGGTTCTTATATTCTTTCTGAAGAAGATTGTGATATGGTTCCGCTAGCATCGATTGTTCCAATTGATATCCCTCATGAATACTATGGTTTATCAATGGCTGACTTTACTCGTAGCTCAACACTAGCATCTACTGCAATCCTTCGTGGATTTGTTGAGAATACATATCTAACAAACTATTCGCCAAAATTGGCAGATCCTAATGTTGTAGATTTTTCTGCTCTTCAGAATATGAAGCCAAAGCAGATCATTCCAACTAATGGTAATCCAACTGGCGCAGTGCAAGCGCTGGCTCCTGAAACAATTTCTACAGGTACTGTACCATTGCTCGAGCATCTTCAGATGATTAAAGAGCAGGCTACTGGTATGTCTAAAGCTGCTCAGGGATTAAATGATACGCTATATGTATCAGGTAACTCAGAGCAAAAGCTTTCGGCTGTACAGTCCGCTGCACAGAAAAGAATCCAACATATTGCCCGTAGGTTTGCTGAGACTGGCTTTAAGCGTATGCTTATTGGCGTCTATTCAACAATGCGTGCAAATATGAAAGGACTACAGCAATACAATCTTGATGGTATTTATGGTTCTGTTAATCTGGATTTACTTCCATCACGTATGGATGTAGAAGTACAACTTGATATTGGCGAAAATTCAAACTCAAATACCATTGGTAAGCTTTCTAAGATTGCCGGAGAAATTCTTCCGTCACTAAATCAACAAGGTGCAGGAATTATTATTAGACCTGAAGCACCTGCTCATCTTGCTACAAAACTTATTGAAGCAATGGGTATTGATAGTAATGACTATCTTGAGGACTACACTACTGATGAGTTTAAACAGAAGGCGCAGCAAGCGATCCAAGGACAATCTCAAGCTGCAGAAGCTGAGCGCCAGGCTAAGCAAAGAAAAGTTGAAGCTGATGTTGCATTGGCAGAGGCTAATGTTATGTACACTGGTGCACAGACCAAAAATACATTTGATGATAATGCAAAACAATTGGCCGTGTCTATTGATAAGCACTTCCAAGAGTGGGCGGATCTACAGATTAAATCCGTTAAAGAAGGTGCAGAGCTACCTCCGCATCCTGACTACGGTGAAATCTTAAAGATGGCTCGGCAATTATTACAAGTGACTAATAACAACTAGATGAGGATCTAATGGATAAATACCGTAAGGCAGCTGAGACGAAGCTGGGTAATAATAAATCATACGGTAATCATAAGATTCATCCTGAAGAATTGGCGCGTCGTGCTCATGTAAAAGGGCACTTCGCTGCCAAAGAACGGGATGAGTTCTTTGATGAAGTATACGGGGAAGTCTTAGTTGACTTCTTTATTGAATGGCTCAAGACGGAGCCGCATGAAACTAAATCTCGAGAGTTCCTCTACTCTTCCGCTTTAGCGCTAGGTAGCGTTAAAGAAAGAATGATAAACTTCGAGATGTATGGGAAGAACATTCCCCATATGATGGAGGATAACAATGAGACCAATTGATTATACACAACTGGTACAGAATTATACAGATATGATTAACACACTTGAATATGACTCAATGCGCAGTGCAGGAAAAGCGCGGCTTAATGCGGATACTCTTGTTAACATGCATGCATTACGAGAGAAATATATCAAGCAAATGAATTCCCAAAAGGATACTCCAAAGAAGGAGGCTAACTAATGGAACAGAATACCGAAGCACAAATGGACTCTACCCGAATGGATGACTCCGTAGCACCGGTTGATAACGGTCAAACTGAAGACACCTTGCTGGCTGACATTGTACGAAACTCTGATTTCGTAGGATCTCTACCCAATGAGCAGGTACCTGAGTTGGACCCGGACGAATCAGATGATGAAGACCCAGATGCATCTGAGGAAGCCGTTAGCGAAGAAGTTGATGAAGAGGTCGAAGAAGAAGAAGTAGATACGGAAGAAGAAGATGCCGCTGATGAAGCCGCTACCGATGAATCCGATGTATATGCTGCTGAAGACTTGGACTTAGAGGCTAAAGTTGTTGTCAAAGTAGACGGCGACTTTGTTGAAGTTTCTTTTGGTGACCTGATTAAAGGTTACTCTACTGAACAGCATCTTTCTAAAAAGGGTCGTGAACTTGGTGACGCAAGAAAAGCGCTGGAAGAAGAATACCAAGGACGAGTTGAAGAACTTTCAATGATGTCTAAGGCTTCTGCTGCTGTACTATATTCTAGTGAGCAGGCACTTTCTCAAGAGTATCATAATATTGAAGCGCAAATTGAAGAAGCGCGGAAGAATGGTGATACCTACGAAGTCAACGAACTCAAAGATAAACGTGAGCAAACTCAGAAAAATTATTGGGCTGCACGGAATCAACGTGAGCAACTAGTGAAAACTATTAGTAAACAAGAATCCGAAATGGCAGAGCAAGAATGGAAACAACAATTGGATTACTTTAATGAAGCTATTCCAACATTGATTCCTGATTTTAATGAGGAGACTGCTGGAGCAATCCGACAGTTTGCAATTGATGAAGGTATTTCTCCGGAAGTATTAGACTCTATTGCGGATCCTATTATTGTTAAGTTTGTAGATGATTATCGTAGACTAAAGCAGGGTGTTGAAAAAGGCACTGCTAAAAGAAAGTCAGCACCAACAAAGAGAGCCCCACTTCGTAAAGCTAAACCTGTATCAAAACAAAAAGAAGATGCAGCTGCAGCTCGAAGAGCAAAAGTCTTAAGTGGAGATGCTTCACAAGACGAGCAAATGGGTTTCCTTCGTGGACTTGCGGAACGCTCTTTAAATCTTTAATACCTTGGAGGGTATAAAAAATGTCTAGCACTCTTGGTGTACGCGGCACAGGTGGTCCACAGGGACCAGCTCGCGGAACCGGTAAAGATGTTTCCCAGCGGGAAGATCTTGCCAACTTTATCACGATGATTACTCGTGATGAAACTCCTTTCATGTCATCTATTGGCAAAACTAAAGCAACTGCTATTTATCACGAATGGCAGACAGACCAGTTGGATACACCTGGTTCATCACGCATTGCAGAAGGTACCGATTACATCGAGCCAACTGTAGCTGGTGGTACAGGTAGTCCTGCTGTTGGTGATCGCTTTGCACGCACTGGTCCATACCGCACGCGTCTGGGTAACTACACTCAGATCAACGGTAAGACTATTGCTGTATCAGGCACACGCCGTGCAGTAGACCAAGCTGGAATTGCTGACGAATATGCATACCAGTTGAAGAAGCGTGGCACAGAGCTGCGTCGCGATGTTGAGCATGACATGGTTCATTCATTCAACGTCTCATCAGCTGTTGGTGTTCAGGGTAATACTGCACGCTCAGCTGGTGGTTACCAGTCATTCATCAACTCAGCTGATACTGTAGTATACGCTGGTCAGTGGGCAGCGCCTGCTACAACCGCTGATGGTACTCAGGTAACTCGTTCTTCATTGACAACAACTGCTGCTCCGACTAATGGTTCACTTGCACTGACAGACATCGACGCTGTTATGCAGAAAATCTATGAGCAGGGTGGTAAGGCAACTAAAGTTATGTTGTCACCAAAGCTGCGTCGTGATTTCTCTGATCTCATGGTTGGCGCAACTGGCGTACAGCGTAACATTGACGAATCAGGTAAGCTGCGTCAGTCTGTTGATGTGTATATGTCTGACTTTGGAGATCTCATGGTAGTTCCTAACTACATCATGGGTCTTGCTAATCAAGTCCAGTTCATCAACTCAAACGCTACTCCTGCAAACCTTGCAGCGACTACTAACGTAGCTGACTTCTCTGCATTGATCTACGATCCAATGTGGTTTAACATTGCGACACTTCGTCCAATGGCAGAAGTTGACGTAGGGCAGAAAGGTGATTCAACCGTCGGTATGATGGTCGAAGAAACCACTCTGGAAGTCCGTAACCCATTGGGTTGTGGCGCGATCTACGGCCTAGCCTAGGTTAAACTGAGGGGAGGCTTTAGGGCTTCCCCTCTTTTATTATCTTGGAGAAAAGTATGCCAAAAGTTGGTGATAAAGAATTTAAATATAATAAGTATGGCATGGCAGCAGCTAAAAAGTATGCTGATAAAACTAATCAAGACATAGAATATAAAGCAGCCGGTGGAAATGTTGCAGGCTACTATAATGCCGGTGGACGGGTTGCGGGCTGCGCCCCAGCAACAAATAACCCACTTAAGAAAATAAAAAATTAAATTAGATTTTGGAGTTACTAATGAAAGGCGTAAAGCATTATTTTAAAGACGGTACTGTACATAAAGGCGGTACACACAAGATGGACGGTGGAAAACTATATAGTAATGTAAAGCACACGGCAACTAGTAAACCTCTGTATCACTATAGCGAGCTAAGCGCTACCGCTAAAAAGAAAGCAAAATAAATTAATTGAAATTAAATTACACCCTTGGAGGTAACAATGTTAGTTATTAAACTAGACAACGGGAACGTTTACCCCGCAGAAACCTGTGTATGGCGTACTACTTCAGCCGGTACTAATGGTTATAAACTTACACACCTTACTGTTGGTTCAGCCACAGTAGCAGTAGGCACCGCGCCTGCAGCAGCACCTACCGGTGCACAACTAGGTTATATTGGAAAGTCCGGGCGGTTTGTTGCTTATACAGAGCCAGCCTAATTAAGTAGGGAGAGGACATGTCAAAAGAAACAGACTTTAAATTTCACAGTGCAACTGTTGGAAAAGATAAAGGTATTCAAGCCGGCTTTGATCTTCAAAGTGGAGACTGGCAGGCAGTTCAAGATATTACAGCTTATAGAGATCAAGCTAAGCATGATCGAGAGAAACAGGATTACTTCGGTCTTCGTAAAGATGGTTATCGCAAGATGGCTACTATACCAGATATCGTAGCAATTAAAATTCTACAAGATCATAACTTAGATTTGCATAGCCCCGAGTTTATGCATGATCCTAATAATATGAAACGGCTGAAAAATATTTTATTGACTGAGTATCGTGATCTATTAGTCAATACTTAATTAGGAGGTTTGTATGGCAAGAACATACAGTCAGCTCGTTGAGCTTGTTCGTAATTGGTGTAACCGGGACGAAGAAGCTGTAAGTAACGATATTATTAAAGATGCTTTGCGTTATGCAGCAGACAAGGCATACAAAACCTTAAGAGTTCCACCTCTTGAGAATGTGGCAAAGTATGACAGTGCATCATTAATTGCTTCATCTACTGCTGGCAATGGGCTTGTTCCAAGTAAGACAGAAATTCAATTACCATTTGACCTAATCGAATTTATTCAGATTAGAGAAGTCGACGCTGCTGGTCAAACAACCAGGGTGTTTAATGAAAAAGTTGATATTCGTACTTTTAATGACCCGTATGCCGAGAAGTATACAAATAACAATTACTGGACACGTGAGTTAGGAACGATTTATTTAAGCCCTGCTTTTGCAGACGGCTCCGTTGCGGGGTCTCCGACAGGAGTAGAGCTTTACTACTATCGTAGGCTACCTGCTTTAGATGCTACGTATTCTATTACAGTTTTAAACTATAATGCCGGGCTTTTAGATGTTACTGTTTCAAGTACACCAAATGCTGCACAGCTTTGGTTCTCTTCAAATACAGGAACTACTGCTTACATTACACAGGCATTGGCTACAGCTCAGGGCGGCACAATTACTAATGCATGGTATATTGGTAAGCCGGTTGCTAACTGGTTAAAAGATCAAAATGAAAGAGTGTTATTGTTTGGAGCGCTTGCAGAAATCTTTACGTATACTCAAGAAGACGATCAAGCTTCAAAGTATCTACAGCTATTCTACCAAGAAATTCAAGAACTAAATGTTGAGGATGCACAGCGTACTGCTTCTGGTGGTAACGTCCAAGTTAATTTTAATGGGAGAGGGTTGATATAATGGCCGAACCAGCAAGACCCGGTAGTTTTACCGGCGCAACAAATAGCGCCTCCTCAGGCGGATTATTTGGGGATACACTTGTTAGTGGTATTCCAGATATTGTAGCTGCTGATGTTACTCGCGCAGAAACTGCTGCGACTAATGCAGCTACCTCAGAAACTAATGCAGCCACTAGTGCAACCAATGCTGCGGCATCTGCTGCCTCAGTGGGAGCTAATGCAGCGGCTGCAGCGGCTAGTGCTACAGCAGCGGCCGGTAGTGCGACAAGTGCAGCAACTAGTGCAACTTCAGCAACTGCGAGTCAAACCTCGGCAACTACTAGTGCAACGACTGCAACTACCCAAGCAACTAATGCGGCATCTTCTGCAACATCCGCTTCTGCTAGTGCAACAGCTGCCTCAACACAAGCAACGAATGCAACAACTCAAGCAAGTAATGCATTATCAAGTGCTAACTCCGCAGCAGCCAGCGCAGCTAGTGCAGGTTCAAGTGCAACCTCTGCCGCATCTCATGCAACCGCAGCTGGTGTTTCTGAAACTAATGCTGCTACTAGTGAAACTAACGCAGGTATTTCAGAAACAAATGCAGCAGCCAGTGCTTCTAGCGCAGCAACAGATGCTAGCGCAGCAGCAACGAGTGCAACTAATGCAGGCGTCTCCGAAACTAATGCAGCCACTAGTGCAACCAATGCAGCCACGAGTGAAACTAACGCACAGGCCTGGGCCGTAGAAACTACGGGTATTGTGGATGGTACAGACTATTCTTCAAAAGCTTGGGCAATCGGAGGTACTGGTGTAACTAATACTGCAGGTAGTGGACCAGCAAAAGATTGGGCAGTAGAAACTACTGGCACGGTAGATGGGTCTGAGTACTCTGCAAAAGAATACGCTGTTGGTACACAAATCCGTGGTACAACAGGCTCAGCTAAAGATTGGGCCGCGTATACTGCTGGTACTGTAGATGGTTCTGAGTACTCTGCAAAATATTGGGCAGAGCAAGCCGCTAACGAAACAAAGAATTTTCGCGATGTGTATTATGGCGCATTTGCAAACGACACTGCTGCAGCTACTTGGCAAACCACAGTTAATCTTGGTACCGTAGATGCCGGCGATCAGTACTTTAATACGAGTAGTAATATTATTCGGGTTTATGATGGTACTGTTTGGAACGATGCGGTTGTAAGTACTGCAGGCTTTGCCTCAAATGGATTTGCAATTGCAATGAGTATTGCTTTATAGGAGTAAACTATGGCACAAAATTTTAGACGATATACCCTACAGGGCGTAGGGACAACTGCCTCAGATATTCCTAATGGGGCAAACTTTGATAGTTATGATACTATTGTTGGTATTCATATGACTAATACAACGGCTAACGCAATTACAGTAGATGCTTATATTAATGACGGTACAAATAATGTGTATCTTATTAAGGGTGCACCTATTGCAGCGGGAGGCGCACTACAACTACTTGATGGTGGTGCAAAGATTGTTGTAAGTAGCGGTGATAGACTTTGGATTAAATCAGACACAGCAGCATCTCTTGATGCTTGGGTATCTGCCGTTGATGACATCTCAGCTTAAGGGAGGAAACTATGGGTTACATTGGTAATCAAGCCGTTCAAGGCTATAGCAGTATTCCTGCAAAGCAAGATCTTACTGGCGCTACTGGCACAACCCTTACACTGTCTCATGCTGTAGCTAGTTCAGAAGCTATTGATCTATACATCAATAACGTCCGTCAGGAGCCTACTGAGGCTTATACAGCAGCAGGGACTACAGTTACCCTCACAGGTTCTGTAGTGGCCTCTGACGACATCTACGTGGTCTATAACGCACTAGCACTACAGACTACTGTACCACCTGACGGTTCTATTACACAAGCCAAACTAGACCCTGCACTTGTACTAGGTGGCGGCAGCTTCCTTGGTGATAGTGGTGGTGGAACAGCAGACATCTTTCGTGTGCATGAGAGTGAGCTAAACACTAGCGTCACTGTAGTAGCTAACACCAACGCCCTGTGCGCTGGCCCACTAACCCTAGCGACAGGAGTTACCGTAACAGTAAACGGTAATCTGGTGATAGCATGAGTGAACTAAGAGCAGACACAATCACAGCAAGCGATGGCACAAGTCCTGTCACGCTGACTAAGCAGAGTGCGGCAAAAATTTGGACAGTATTTGATTGCGCAGCCGCAGTTACAGATGACAGTTTTGGTCAAAGTTCGTTGTCTGATGACGGTACAGGACTTTTTACATCTTCATTTACAAACAATATGAGTTCTGTTTCTTATACAAACGGTGGTTCACCAGCATCAGATACTGCAACAACAATAACGCTTTCCATTGTTCCTAATTATCAAAATGTCATAACAACATCTAGTGTGCAGTTATCCATATCTTATTCAACAGGCAGTAGCGCAAGATATGATTATCCTTATGCACCCAATGTTATTCACGGAGACCTAGCATGAGTGAAATCAAAGTAGACAACCTCAACGGCAAGACCTCCGCTGGTGATATCACAGTGACCTCTGAAGGCGGTGCGGCGACTATGCAGTTGCAGCAGGGTTTGGCGAAGGCGTGGGCGTTTTTTACGCAAGCATATGGTGGTACACAAGTTCTTAATGGAAGTTTTAATATATCAAGTTTAACAGATTCTGGTGTTGGTGAAACATCTTTTGTACCAACAAACGCTTTTGCTGATGGGAATAATAATGTGATTTCAGCGACTATTGGTAGCGGTGAAAATAATAGATTTGTTACCTTTAACTTACCCAGAACTACTGTAATTAAAATTGAAGTGTTTCGTATTAGCGATAATAGCGCACAAGATACTGCTGAAGTATCTACAACAGTTCACGGAGATCTCGCATAATGGCTGGAAAAATTATAGCAGATACGCTGGAACACAGCACCGCAGGGTCAATCGCCACGAACTATGTTGTGAATGGTAGTGCGAAGGCTTGGCTTTCTATGGACAGTAGTGGTGGTTCTACAACTACTTTTTTTGGAAGCCTTAACACTGCTAGTGTTACAGATTTAGGAGTTGGCAAATATAACCAAAACTTTGTTAATTCTTTTACTGGTGCAACTTATTCAGGAGTAGGCATTGCACATAGTAATGTCAATGCAATTACTAACGTAAATAATGACTACTTTGGAAGTTACACTGCTAGTACAAGCGGAATTGTTTTGTACAATGGTGCTGCCTCTATTTACGTTGATGTGGATGTTTCTACGGCTCATTTAGGAGACCTCGCCTAATGCAGACACCAGAGTTCAAAGGCACTCACCTGTTTGACCGCCTATGCTGGGCCAAAGAGAACCTAGAGGGTGTGCAGTCAGACTATCGGGTAGTCTATGAGGACAGCGTTGATGAGTGCGCCAAAATACTTGTGCCTGACCCTAACTGGATGGCGTGTGCATTGCAGGGCGGCATCCTTCCTCCGGTCTGGGTGTATCACGAGTTGGCTAAAGACGAAGCACAACAAGCTTTCAAGAAGCACACTCGTGGTTATCTACTTCATCAGACAGAACCTGTAGGGGCAATGACTGAGGAAGAGGCTATCGAGTATCTCATTATGAAAGACTGTCCCGAGCATGTGTGGAAAACATATAATGAAGGCAACCGTCTAAAGATGGTTGTCTGTAAGAAAGAACAATTACCTCAAACAAGAGAATGGCGTAACTCATGGAAGATCTCTGATGATCTTCAAGTTGCCGCATAGGAGTAACAAATGGTAGATACATATATTGTAGATATGAATGGAACGCAGGCTAATGCAGCCGGCACAACCGTTCCCGCAGATCGTAACTTCCGTGGTGCTTGGGTTCTTAATGGAACTGTCATCAGTGAAGATATCGATGCTGCTAAAGAAATTTTTAAAAATAAGATTCGTGAAGTACGCAAGCCACTACTAGAAGCTAAAGACGTAGAGCTTATGAAAGCATTAGAGACAGGCGCAAGTACAACTGATATTGCAACAGCAAAAGATGCTCTGCGTGATGCACCTGCAGCAAGTGCTATTGCTTCAGCAACAACTATCACAGAACTTAAAGCTGCTTGGGATACATCAGTACTTGGTGCAAGCCCTTACTAATAGGAGGCTATAATGGCACTAAGTACAATTAATAATAGTAGTATGGCAGACACCGCTGTACATGGGGTCAGAAACCTCATCATCAATGGTGCGATGCAGGTGGCACAGCGTGGCACATCGTCTACATCGGCTGGAATTCAGACGGTTGACCGCTTTAAAACTAATTTTAGCGGCCCATCTATAATACAAACACAAGAGACTCTTTCTTCAGGCGAACCCTATGACCGTGGTTTTCGTAAATTTTACAGGATGCAAGTTACTACAGCTAGTTCGTCTACAGCGGCTTATGTAGAGTGCGCTTCTTCTTTTGAGGGTCAAGATATTGCACAATCTGGCTGGCAATACACAAGCTCAAACAGCAGTATAACTGTTAGTTTTTGGGCTAGGTCTAGTTTGGCAGGCACATATTACATTGTATATCAAACTAGAGATGGCACAGAGTATCACAGAAACTACGCTTTTACTCTTGCGGCGAACACTTGGACAAAAGTAACCTTTACAACTACGGGCAACTCTAATCTACAAATTGATAGTGACACCGGTCGTGGTCTTGATCTGTATATCATTCCTGCGTACGGAACTGATTATACTGGTGGGGAAGAAGTAAGCCTTACAGATTGGTATACTAGGAATGGTCAAACAGATGCATATCTGCCAAACTTTACAGAAAATTGGGCAAACACCTTAAATGCAACATTTGACATCACAGGCGTCCAACTAGAAGTAGGCTCAACTGCCACGCCGTTTGAACACCGTAGCTATGGCGATGAGTTGGCTAGGTGTCAGCGGTATTATGAAAAGACTTACCCCTACGCAAATACCCCCGGCACAGCGTCTTCATACAATACTATAACTGCGTTGGGTATGGCTGGTATGGATGAAGAAACTAGTGGTCAGCGGTATATGACATACCCTTGGAGAGTCGAAAAACGTGCCTCCCCAACTCTTACAATATATGACCAAGCTGGAAATAGCGGTAAAGTTACAACGCTAGATAATGCGGGTACGCAGACACATAATGTTGGCGTTGCCTTGGCTTTTGCTGGGACATATGTAATGGGGGCTGGCCCAAGCAATAGTGCTATTTGGGGGCTTACGTTCTTTTGTGTAGGCGATTCGGAGTTATAAGTATGAATGAGATAAACATTACAGCCGCAAAGTACCTCGCCAATAATGGTGAGAACGTAAGCGTTGAGTTTACAACTGATGGAATTATTATGCACGCCCCACTTGACCCAGCCAACCGCCACTACGCAGAAATCATGCGTCAGGTAGATGCTGGCACACTAACAATACAGGAGGCAGACTAATGCCCTACATAGGTAAATCACCTGTGGGCGGTGGGTTTCACAAGCTGGACAACCTGACTGCCTCTGCTACCGCTACCTACGCTCTTACGCTAGGTGGCGCAGCATACTATCCTGAGACTGCTAACCAACTGCTAGTCTCTCTCAACGGTGTTATCCAAGCACCACAAGACAGCTTCACAGTGTCAGGCAGCAACCTGATCTTTGACACAGCACTAACAGCCAGCGACAGCATTGACTTTGTTGTTGCTCTTGGTGATGTGCTGGGTGTAGGCAGCGTCAGTGATGGTGCTATTACTACTGCTAAGATTGGCAATGGTGCTGTAACGTCTGCTAAACTTGACACCAACATTGCTGTATCTGGCGACCTTACTGTTGACACCAACACTCTATACGTTGACAGCACGAATAATCGCGTTGGCGTGGGTGATGCATCACCGCCAACTGAACTAGGTCTTGGTTCTGGTACATTTACTATTAAAAATGCTAGCACCGATAGCAATGGTTTGAAAATTTATCAAGCAGCGTCAGACACATCTACCATTATGAACCATTATGGTGGGGCAATGGTGTTCGGCACTAACAACGCAGAACGCCTCCGCATTTCCAGCAGCGGTAAGGTCGGCATATCGCAAACCAACCCAGACAGCGAAAGTCTTGTAGATTTAGGTTCTGGTGAAAACGCTGGTCACACTCGCAAACTACTTGTTACAAACACAGGCAATTCTCGTGCGGGTTTGGGTGCGCTAAGTAATATCTTTCGTGTCTTCTACGCTGATGACCAAAACCTACAGTTTGGTACTATTTCTCGTGATGGAAATTTTACTTTTAGTGAAAAGATGCGTATCGCCGCAAACGGCGCAACAAGTTTTTATGGCACTAATCAAAACAACAAAATTGTATTTGAAGTTTCCAACACTGATAGATATGTCACCCACAACATAGACACCAGCAATGGCTCTGGGTTTACTTACAATGTTTTCCTGCGTGGCGGTTCAACTGTAGGCACAATCACATTTAATGGCACGGGTGTAAATTACAACACAACCTCAGACTACCGCCTCAAAGAAAACGTGGTGGCAGACTGGGATGCAACCACACGCCTCAAGCAACTCAACCCTGTTCGCTTTAACTTTATTGCTGACGCAGATACCACAGTCGATGGCTTCCTTGCACACGAAGTGCAGGACGTTGTGCCAGAGGCAATCAGCGGCACTAAGGACGCAGTCGATGATGAGGGCAATGCTGTCTATCAAGGCATTGACCAGTCAAAGCTGGTGCCGTTGCTGGTGAAGACCATACAGGAACTAGAGGCGCGGATTACAGCGTTGGAGGCAAACTAATGGCACTTATAAAATTAAACAATCAGTCTCT